AGATTACGCAGGAACATTAAAAGCTAGAAAAGCTAGAGCAACTTATATTGCAGGTGCAGGAGATGCAGGTGGACTAGCATTATCAGGTTCAACAAATGCTTTATTAGCAGGTTATTACAGAACAGAAGGTAGATTTAGAAATGCTATTAGAAACAACATGGCTATTAATATTTCTCAATTTGAAAGAAATTTAGAAGCTATTCAGTTTGGACAAGAAGCTCAATCTACTTATGTAACACCACCAAATCCAAATTTATTATTTGCTACACAAGCACTGAATGTAGCTAACACTTATTACTCTTTAGAATTTCAAAAGCAGAAGTATGGCTTGATGACTAACAAAGAGAAACGAGAACAAGGCATTGACATATAATGGCTAAAAGAAAAGTTCCTGAATTAAAACTAAAACCTGAAGAAGGTATAGTTCTATCAAGTGATTTCAATATGTTTTATGCACCGCAAAGTGAACCATTACCTGCAGGTGTAGAACAATTTGCGAAAGGCTTACAAAGTTTTGTTGATGGAGCAGGAACTAAAATGGTTCTTGGTTCAGAAATAAAAATGAAGAAGTCTGAACAAGCTAAAGCACTTACAGAATATAATGACCTTAAATTAAAGTTTAGAGATGCAGTTAAAAGTGGCGATATTACTAAAGAAGCTAACCCTTATTACCTAGAGAAATATAAGGAATTAACGCTTAATTCATTTGCTAATCAATTTAGTGAAAAAGCACTTCAAAGATACCAAGAGCTTGATGTTGGAAATAATCTTGAAGAAGGTGGATTTGAAAGTTTTTATAAAGACGAACTTAAAGCATTTATTAAAGAGAAAAATTTAGGTTTCTTTAAACCTGAAGAATTAGAAAAAGGTTTTTTTAAAGAAACTTCTGCATACAGAACTCAACTAGAAGCTACACATAAATCTAATTTATTACAAAATTTTAAGAAAAATGCTGATGCCAAAATTACAGAAAGAGTTATTGGTATTATGCAAAAGTTTAAAGATTATGACACATCTATATTAGCAGATGACAATGTAGATAAGTTTGAACTTATAGCTGAAGCATTACAAACAGAGCTTGATGAATTATATGATGTTACTGGAGATGGCAAAGCTAGTATTGACCAAATATTTAAAGGCTTAATGTTATGGGCAGGAAATACAGAGGAATATGAATTTGCTATAGAAGTTATAGATGCAGTTCCTGAAATGTTAATTGGTGGGACTGGTTCAATAAAAGACATTGGCAGACTTAAACTTCAAACAAGTAAACTAAGAAAAGAATTAATTGAGAAAACTGAAGAAAGATTATCTAAAGAAAACAAATTAGAAAAATCAATCGAACAAAAACAAAGAATTGAAACTTATGACTTTCTTGAAAAATCAATCGAGGAAGCAGAAGTTAAAGGAGAAACTTTTAGTGTAACTGAATGGAAAAATAATCCTGACAGAACTAATGCTGAAAGAGATAGTGCTGAAGGATTTCTTAAAGACGAAAAGTTTGATGGGGGAAACTCTGATAATAATGAAGTTGAAAAAGAAATTTACCTTTTACTTCAAGATGAAAAATGGGAAGAAGCTAGTAAATTAGTTTCTGAAGCATTTAGAAATGGCGATTTAAGAAAATCAACTAAAACTGCTTATTTAACAAACATTATCCCTGACGCAATGAATTACAAAGAAAACCACTATCTTAATATTCCATTTGTTAAACAACAATTTGAAGCATTTCAAAAAATTGTAGCTTCAGGAAAATATGGAGATGTTAGTAAAGCAGTCACTGGTTCACAATATTTAAGAAAAGCATTAATAGATTGGGTAAAAGCAAACGAAGCAATGGAAGGTGGTTATACAAAAGACAGACTTTTTATGATTGAATTTGAAAAAGTATTAAAAGAAATGCAAGACTTTGGTGGCTTTGATGAGATGTTTGGAAATAATCCTGTTCTTACAGGCGAAGGAAGTCTTTCTACAGAGAATTTAGCAAAGAAAATTGAACTAGGTAAAAAGAATAACGCAGGTAAAAAGAAAACTAAATTAACACCAACTCAAATCGGAGAAATGACTTTAGATTTATTTAAGAAAGATATGACAGATGCTGACTTCAAAACTAAATATGGCATGACAAGAGAAGAATTTAAAAAAGAAACAGGGCAAACAACAACAAAACAAAAAACTAGATAATGGATTTACAATTACAAAATGGCACAAGTATTCAAGTGCCTGATGATATTTCTGAAGAAGAAAAAGAACAGATACTTAATAATATATCAAATTACGAAACTAAAAATTTTGAAGACAATCAAGAAGAAGAAGGTTTAGTAGGAGATTGGAGACCTGAAGGTGCGAAAACAAGTTGGTTATTTGATAATGCTGTCGTTGCTCCTTACGAAGCTTCTAGAAAATTCATAAATAGCACAATGTCTCTAACAGAGGGATTGGGGGACACTTTAGGAGAAAAGACTAATTTAGGTGGCTTCAGATATGGAAAAGAAGCTGAAAATAATCTGATGGAATATGTACCTTATGATGAAGCAGTCAAGTTAGGTAATGTTAAAGGCATATTAGCTCCAATTACAGGAAACATTGGTGTTAATGATAGTAGCCATATTAAAGGTTTCTTTTACGACCCTGACAAAATTAACCCTGAAGATAATACTGAAAGTTTAAGTGCAAGTTTTGTTGAAAGCGGACTTCAGTTTGTTTTAGGTTGGGTTAGTGGTGGCAAGATTTTAAAAGGTTTAGGAGTTGCTAAACAAACTACAACTGCAGGAAAATTTACTAAAGCAACGGCACAAGGTGCTTTAGCAGATTTTATTGGATTTGATGAACTGTCAGGAAGATTGACAGACATGATTATAGAACATTATCCATCAATGCAAGACACATGGATTGGTTACTTACAGTCTGACCCTAATGACCCTTATTGGGAAGGAAGAATGAAGAATACTATAGAAGGTGGTGTTCTAGGTTCGTTTGCTGAAGTATTAATGATTGGTGCTAGAATGAGTAAAGGTTATATAGCAAAAAATTCTAACCTTAAACAAATGGCTAAAGATGAGAAGGTCATTGGAGAAGCACAAGAAGCTATTATTAAATCTAAAGGCGCATTAGACAAAGCGACTACAATTTCTGAAAAGATGAAGATTTTAAATGAAGCTCTAGACCCAGTAGTAAACAAAAATAAAAAACCAAAGATATTAAACAAAGAACAAAAAATAGATTTTTTAAATAAAATCTCAAAACAAAATTTAGAAGAAAACTTTGAAAAATGGAAAACAGGAGAACTAACTGCAGAAGAAGCATTTAGTTTAGACCCTGCGTGGATTAATATTGATACTTTTGACCCTAAAGAAATAACAGTAGGTTTTCTTAAAACTATCAAGTCAATGCACGAAAGTATTTCAGGTAGTTATGACACTATTTCAAAAGATTTTTCTGATGAAGTAATTAAAAGAAAATCTGTCCAAGAATATGGTTCAGATTTAAGAAAAACTTACTCAGACTTTCAAGCATTAAGTACAAGTACAAAAAATACTGCACCTTTAATTTATGCGCATGAGATGATGTTATTTTCTTTAGTTAAAGCATTACCTGCAATGCAAAGACAAGTTAAATTAGGTACAAGAAATCAAAAACACTTAGATGAAACTTTGGCTTACATATTCTCTATGCAAAAAAATAGAGGAACTGTTGCAAGTAATACAGGTGGAAATTTAAGAACTTTTGGTATTACAAAAAAAGAATTAAATGCCAATAATATTATTCAAGAAAATTTAAACTCTGCAGTTAATGAGTTTGGAGAATTTACAAAAGGTTTAACTGACGCACAAAAGAAAGCTAGATTTTTAGATAGACTAGCTACTTTAGATAATCCAAGTGCATCAAGAAAAATATTAGACTTTGTAGGCAAAAACAAAACATGGGAAGTGTTAAATGAAGCATGGATAAATGCTCTTTTATCAAATCCTAAAACACAATTAGTAAATGCTATTGGTAATGGAATTACAGCAATGGCTAAACCTATTGAAGATAAACTGGGTGCAAACATTTCAGCTTTATTAGGTGCAGGAGATGTAGCGAAGGTTGCTAGATATAATGAACTCTCAAAAGAAGCAGGTTCAACATTTGCAGGTTTATTTCGTTATTTATCAGACGCTATTAAACTTGGCGGAAAAGCATTTAAAAAAGGGGAATTAATTTTAGAAGGTTCAGCAGGACTATCTAAAATTGATACAGGTACAAGTGCAATCGGTGGAAAACTTGGCGAATTTATTAGACTTCCATCAAGAGCCTTAAATGCAGGGGACGAAATATTTAAACAAATAAATTATCGTTCTAAATTAAATGCTATCGCAGTTGGAAAAGCACATGAAAAAGGATTAAAGGGCAAAGAATTTGACAAGTTTGTTCAGAAGTATTTTGACGAAGGCTTTGATGAATTTGGTAGAGGTACAAGTGATGAAGCATTAATATATGCAAGAGAAGCTACTTATACTAATGAACTAACTGGTTTTAGTAAAAAGTTTCAACAAGCAGTAAATGAATATCCATTCTTAAAACAGATATTTCCATTTATAAGAACACCATTCCAATTAGCTAAGTCAGTAATAGACAGAAGTCCTGTCGCAATGACTTACAGACACAAACACCTTTTAGGACAATCTAATGATGCAAAAATGATTGCCAAAACTAGAGGACAAATGGCAATGGGTTCAATGTTATTTACTTCAGCTTACGCAATGTCAGCAATGGGTATGCTTCAATCTTCTACAAATAGAACAACAGGAGATGGAAGGGTTTTATCTAAATTTAAAGATGCTGAAATGATTAGGTATAAAAAATCAGAATTAAATTTCAAACCTTATTCATTTGTTATTAATGGACAGCAAATTCCTTTTGGAAGACTAGACCCTTATGGTGCATTCTTTGGTTTAGTTGCAGATATACAAACTAATTATCAATATTTAAAACAAGAAGAAATAGAAAGACTTGGTGCAGATATGCAATTCTTTTTATTTGGAATGTCTGAAAACAATCCAATATCTACACTGGATAAAGCAGGTATGGTTGCTAAAGCAACAACTAGTGCATTAAGAGATAATATTTTAAGCAAAACATATTTAGAAGCAGTTCACGAAATTGTTAATGCAATGTATTCAGAAGATGACAAAACAGTTGCTAGATATTTCAATAATAAAATTACAAGTTTTTATCCAAACTTTTTAGCTAAAATTGTTAACGACCCTTATTTAAGAGATGCCACAACATTTTTAGACCATGTTAAAAAGAGAACTGGATTAGGACAACCGCCTGAACCAAGATTTAATTTCTTTGGTAAAGCACATAAAAACCCTGAAGGTGGATATGAAAGATTATTTAATAACTTTTTAAGTCCTGTTACGATTACTAAAAAAGAAGAAAATCCACTTGCTGAAGAAATATTAAGATTAGGTAAAGCACCTGCAGTTCTTAAAAAGTTTCAAGATAATGTTGATTACACAGAATACAAATTTAAAGGTAAGTCAGCTTACTACAGATTAAATGACTTATTATCTACTGTAACAATAGATGGATTAACTTTAGAGCAAAAACTTACAGAATTAATTCAATCAGACGAATATAAAAATATGTCTGACCCAGTAAAAATTAATAAAACCATTTCAGACAATGGAGAAAAATATACAAAAATAGAAGAAAAATATTCAAAGTATTTAAGAAAAGCAAAAATACAATTCAACAAGGAGAAAAGTTTTTTCAAACATGTTAGTGACGATAAACGAAATTTAAGTGAGGATATAAAAACTCTTGCAAACAACGAAGGTGCAGTCACAAGCAAAACAAGAACAAACCAATCTCTCCTAAAGAAATTACAAGGAGTAATCAATTTTTAATACATGTCATATCTAGCAAGAGTAACCTATACAGGTAATGGGAGTACAACAGGATACGCACTTCCATATACGTATATAGCTACTTCACATATCAAAGCATATTTAGATAACGTAGAGACAGCATTATTTTCTGTTTCAGGTGCTACGCTTACATTTAATTCTGCACCTGCAAGTGGAGTTATTATTACAATTAAAAGAATAACACCAACAGATGCAAGACTAGTAGATTTTACTGATGGTAGTGTTTTAACAGAAGCAGACTTAGACCAATCAGCAGACCAAAACTTTTACATTGCACAGGAAACTTCAGATGAAGCACAATCACATATAGGATTAACTAATGCAGATGTGTGGGACGGACAAAGTAAAAGATTAACTTTAATTGCAGACCCAACGTCAGCACAAGATGTTACTACAAAAAATTATGTAGAAAACACTTGGCTTACTAGTGCTAATAAAACAGCTTTAACGACAGTCAATTCAAATATAGCAAATATTAATGCTGTAAATTCTAATGCTACAAATATTAATTTAGTAGCAGGAGATGCAACAGACATTGGTTTAGTAGCAACTAATATTGCTTCAGTTAATACAGTTGCCACAGATATTACAAAAGTTATAGCTGTAGCAAATGATTTAGCAGAAGCAGTTTCAGAAGTAGAAACAGTTGCAGATGATTTAAACGAAGCAACTTCAGAAATTGATACAGTTGCTACAAATATTGCAAACGTAAATACTGTTGGTCTAGCAATAGCAAACATAAATACTTTAGCAGGAATTTCAGCTAATGTTACGACTGTTGCAGGAATTTCAGCAAACGTAACAACAGTAGCAGGTTTAAGTTCTGCAATTAGTGCAGTAAATTCTAATTCAGCAAATATTAATACTGTAGCAGGAGCTAATTCAAATATTACTTCTGTAGCAGGTGGATTAACAAATATTAATACTGTTGCAACAAATTTAGCTTCAGTAAATAGTTTTGCAGACACATATAGAATTTCGGCAACTGCACCAACGACAAGTCTTACTTCAGGAGATTTATGGTGGGATAGCACAAATTCAATTTTAAAAGTTTATGGTGCTTCAGGATTTGCTAACGCAGGTTCTTCAGTAAATGGAACTTCAGCAAGATACAGATATGTAGCAACAGCAAGTCAAACAACCTTTTCAGGCGTTGACGCAGGTGGAGATACTTTAGCTTACGATAGTGGCTATATAGATGTTTACTTAAATGGTGTTCACTTAGACCCATCAGATTATACAGCATCAAGTGGAAGCTCTATAGTTTTAGATGTAGGTGCGGCAGTTAATGATGAACTTTATGTAGTTGGCTTTGGAACATTTAATGTTGCGGCAGTTGCAGGTTCAGCAATAACTTCAGGAACAATTAATGATGCAAGATTAAGTTCAGCAGTAACTTTAAATACAGGAACACAAACTTTAACAAACAAAACTATTAATGGTTCTAATAACACAATTTCAAATGTACCTAATTCAGCTTTAGTTGGAACTGGTGCAATTACAATAAATGGTTCAGCAGTATCTTTAGGTGGAAGTGTAACTGTAGGAGAAACAAAACCTACAATTACTTCATTCACACCTTCTACGATTGAGAACACAGCAACGAATGTTGTTATTACTGGAACAAATTTTGTAGCTATACCCAATGTAGAAATTATAAATTCAAGTGGAGTTATCTCTTATCCAAATACAATTACAAGAGATAGTGCAACACAGATTACAATTAATGTAACTTTAGCAACAGACGGAGCATACTTTTTAAGAATTGAAAATCCTGATGGAAATGCAGTAAGAACTTCATCAGCTTCTTTAATTGTTTCAGATGCACCTACTATTTCAACTGGTGCAGGTTCATTAGGTTCATTTGCAAAAGGTTCAGCGATTTCAATTTCTTTAGCAGGTACAGGAGATGCTACTTTAGTGTGGTCATCTACTGGTACT